TTCAAATGCTTCTTCAACATCAATAGTTGCTGTGTTTGCAGTATTTGATGGGCTCATTGGATTCTCACCTTGACCGTTTGCACGATTCTGGCCGAACTGGCTGTTACCACCACCCTTACCAACATTACTTGGTAATTTAGCTTCTACTGTGCCTTTGTCGTTGGCTTTACCTTCTGGACTATTTGCCCATTCATTAACGCCAGCTAATTTAAGGATACGAGCAGATTCTTGTTCGCCTTCATACACGCCTTGACCATAGATGCTGTTTGATGTTGAAACTTCTTCTGCTGTTTCTTCAACTTTTTCTTCATCATTTGCCATGTCGTCGGATGCATCGCTACCAGCGTCATCAGACTTGCCATTCTTCTTGTCAATCATTGCTTTGAATGCGGCCTTTTGTGCGGCGCTTTGTGCTTCTGTTACACCAGCTAACGCTAAGATGCGAGCAGATTCATTGAAGTCTTCGTCGTCTTCGCCTGGATGCTTGTCAGCCCAATCAGGAACACCATCGTTATCAGCGTCTGGTTTCTTTGCTTCGTCAACTTCTTTCTCTTTTTCTTTTTCTTCTTCGGGCTGGTTACCATAGCGGTCGCCTTGTACACGAGTAGCAGGGTGTGAATTACCTTGCTTATCTGTCCATGTAGTAGGAGTTTGAGTTGCTTCTTCCATTTCTGGTTCTTCCGCTTGCTCTGGTTCTGGCTGTGGCTCTTGGCCCATTGTTTGTGCGCCCATTGGTGGTAATTCTGCTTCTGGGGCTTCGCCACCCATGCCACCTGGTTCAACTGCAATAGCTACTGTTGGCTCTTCGGCACTTGTACCTCCAACATTGATACCTGCTAACTTTAAGATGTTAGCAATTTCATCAACGCTGTCAGATGTAACACTGATATTTTTGCCTGGCATAGAAATTGTCACTGACATTTGCTCGCCTTGTCCAGCTTGTGCTGAATCACCCCAGCACTCTGCAACACCTTCTTTGGCGCCACGAATACCTTCGTTTAATTGTTTGTTACTCATTTTTTAGCTCCTGTCTTGGTAGGATAAGGGATATCCTGTTTTTTTGTTCCAACTGGACTTGTCTTGCCATCTGCTGGGCCTTCCCATGTAGGGTCGCTCATTTTAGCGTCAGACTTGGTTGCAGATTTAACAATATTAGCTTTTGCTTCGGCGCGGCTCTTGTCAAGATCTTTTAGAAGATTCTGATTATATTTGTCGCCTGTAACATCGTCAGCTAAGACTGTGTTGGCTTCTGCGGCAGAATAATCTGTGCCAAGTTTAGCCTCATGATTAGGCTCCTGGTCATCTTCCATTTGTTGTTCAACTGGTTCGTCGCGACCAAAAACTTTAATGGTACCATCTCTAACAAATAGTAGACCGCGAAGCTCTGCTTCTAGGGCGGCTGGACTAATTGGTAGGCGTGTAACTACATCGACAATAACAATTTCTGCTCCACCGTATTGTGGAAAATCCATTGGTTGTGCTTGTAACATTAATTTTTCAGGACGACCAACCTCTAGCGCATCATATTTTTTCATATGACGCTCTAATACTTCTAATTGCTGTTCAGATGGCTGGAAAACCATCTTAATGCGATAGCGATGTTCACGCTGTAGCTTGCTTATGTACTCTAGTAAGGTGGGCATAATTAAATCCTCTCATACGACTATTTATTATGTTCCACACGGTTTAGGATGGCTTTAACAATATCATTGCGGTTTCCTACAAGTCCAGAATCGCTAGCATCTAGTACATTCTCATCTTTGCCCTTGTCACTGTCCATTCTTGCTTTACGCAATTGCAGTTCAACCATTTTGAGCTTTTTATCAATTTTTGCAGTTTTTGCATCAACTGCTGTTTTTAGCAATTGTGCGGCAACTTCAAAAATCTTTCCCGCATTTCTATCATCTACATTAAAGCCTAAATCCATCAAGCGTTCGCTATGTTCTTGCGCTTTATTTGCAAGCCCATCAAGCTCTCGCTCAGCTGAAGCCATATCCGTTACAGTAGGCAATGCGATATCTACACGATTTGCCATATCAATTGTGGCATGTGCAGTATCTAGTTCCTCTTGTATTTCTCTAGGAACTTCAGCTTGTTGTGTGTCTAGTAAAGCATTGGCTTCATCAATCGGTGCAAAGCCAAACACTTCTTCTAATTTTTTAGTCATGAACTACTTATGACTATTTGCGTCTCTTTCGAGTCGGATTGACGTTATTATAGATATCTTCTTCAGTTAAAATGCGAAAATTTGCACCCATGCGTTTACACCAAATTTTAGCGGCCGCCCATTTGCACATGTTAAGTGCTACTGCGGCTTTTTCTTGTTGGCTACGAGCAAGTTCCATTACTGCTTGTGCCTTAGGTTTAATTTCAACTAGTTCTGCTTGTCGCCCATTTGCATTTTGATAGACTACAAAGAAATCAGGAACATAAAAAGTGTCTTTTCCTGTAAAAGGATTGCGATAAGGTATGCGTACATTTTCACTTGCCCATTGTACAACGCCCGGGTGATTATCACAAAAACGCATGAATGTTAGTTCCCACCCACTGCGATATTTTGGTGTACCGCTACCTACATATTTTTCAGGGTTAGTAGGAGTAAAAAATCCCTGAGCGTAATTTTTTGCCATTATAGTTCACGGGCAACTATAGGACTTAGTGTCGCTGGCCTATCTTTATAATATTTAATAGTATCTGGCAATGTTGTATTAACATAGTCAAGAATATTTTGATCTACATCTAATTTTCCAGTAGCAGTAGCTTTATCAATAAACTGTTTAAAGTTTAAATCCTGATCGACACAGATGTTCCAAAATACAATAACAATATTTTCCGCGGCAGTTCTCGACAAGCCAACTGCTAATACTTTTTGAACAGCCTTGTCAAAGTCAACCTGTGGTATTACTTTTTTTACCATATTGTAGAATTACCCTTCAATGGATTTTTTGCTTGATAAGTCTGTTGTCTTGAGGCTTGTTGACTTGATAAAACAGTACTCTTTGTATCGTTTACATTTGTTGGAGCATAACCATTTACCACTGCTGGTCCAACTGCTTCTTTCTGCTGAGTTAATGCAGTATTATAAATTACTTCTCTGTCAACAACTCTGACTTCTGGAGCATATCGCTGAGTTACTGCATCAGCAGACTTTTGTGCCTGTCTAACTGCTAATTGTAAATCCTTAGGGCTATTACCCAATGGACTAAAATTATCTAGGAATGCAGTTTGCCATTCTACTGTACTTGCTTTAAAGTCCGGCATGTTTTGCAAACGACTTAAGAAGTTAGTTTGCTTACTGGCAAGATCTCTATTAGGAAATGCTTTATCAACTGCTGGAGTAACAGTACCTGTGCTAGGATCATATAAACTTTCTTGGGCAGTACTGTTGTCCAATGGAATGTCCACAGTGGCAACAAATCGTGGAGTTGATGTATCAACTCTTCTAGCCATAAACATGTTAGGAGTCACCTGTCCTGGTGAAGGACGAGCATGCGGATCAGGCGGCAATGTAGTTACACGACTTGCCAGGCTTCCAGGTCTAATAGGATTAATATTTGGATTGTAACCAACATCACCTGGCAGTTTATGGATTCCTAATCTACCCCTTGGTACACCATATGCGGCCGATGTTGGGTCATTGTTATTTGCAGAGGCTCCACCATTTCGTACCCAGCCGTTATCGATCTTAGCATCATTTTTAATTATAGGTTTAGTCTCAGGTTGCTTAGTTGGCGCTGGTGCTATACCCGTGCCACCGTCTCCTGGTGTTTTAGTAGTATCACAAAACTCTGTTTCTAAATCTTCGTATCTAATAGTAACTGTCCATAGTACTACATCACTGGATGAATAGTCTAGGGTATCATGCTGTGCATCGGTAATGAATACATTCTTTAATGTGTAAATCTTATCGCCGCCTTCTCCGCTTAGATTTTTTTGTGTAATCTTAACTTCAAGTGGTTTAAATTCTGGTTTTTTACTTCCGTCTGTACAATCAAATTGCCCATGCATAAATTCTGCTATAACACTATCTGCAACTTTATTACATTGGTCATAGAAGCTTATAGTAATTGGTTCGTAGGTTAATTTTGTTTGAACAATAGTTTTATGATTGTACACATTAACAATTTGTGTATCAGTTGACCAGCGAGGTAATTCACAGGTCTTGGCAACCAATGGTGGACTGTCACTGAGACCTTTACCACTGAAAACGACATCCCATGCAAATTTTAAAAACGGGAAACCGCCACCTTGAGGCTGTCCCATGTTGTTTTGGTTTCCGCTCAAGATTAATTTAGTTGCTAAATTTGAATACGACATTTGTTATAATGAAAAAGGGCGATTTCTCGCCCTTTTTGTTTCTCCTAGTAAGGGCATGCATTTCTGCTTACACTTACTTATCACTTTATATTAAAGCTAGTTATTAACCGCCTGATGCGCCACCAGATGCTGGACCTGCTGTATTGTCTGGTGTGTCACCTTCTAATACCGGCATATCACTAACAATGTGGTTAGCATTATCATACTTAATAGCGATTGTAATGTTTAACGGATCGCTTGTTGAGTAATTGTTTTCACCATAGTTGACGTTCTGGATGTAAGCGCCAGCTAAATGCCAAGCATCTAGTACTACTTCGCTTCCATTACCGCCATCTAAGTTTTCAATACGCATACCAAACTTGTAACCTTGACCTGATGTTGCGCCACTTTGGCTAGCGTGATCAAGTTGTCTTTCAAGTTGTTTTGCAATTGCTGTTGCAACTTTGCCAGTTACATCATCTTTAACTGTGATTGTAACAGGATCCCATGTATGCTTACCAGCCAAGAAAATTCTTGAGTTATAAACATCAACAGTGATATCGTCGTGTGTTAGGCTTGGGCGCGATACGCTTACTACCTGACTTGTTAGCTCAAGTGTATCTGCACCGTTACCGAAGTTATTTAAAATTACACGGAAACGATAACTTAGTTTTGGCTGAACAAGAATACCCGGGCTACCACCTGGTACATTATATTTGCTTAAATCGACTGCCATTTTATTTCTCCTTGTCCTTATTTAGTACCGTTGGCAATCGCGCCAGTGTTTACTACGCGAACTGGAATATAGATAAATTCGGCCGCTTTAACTGGCTCAATTGCCACGTCAATATATAGCTCATTTCTATCAATTCTAGCAGGTGTATTATTTGTGCTATCGCAAACTACCAAGAAGTCATAAACAGCTCGTTTAGCATATAAGTCAGCTAAGAAACCATTGAATACTGCAATGATACGATCGCGTGTCTTTTGATCGTTTGGTTCAAAGATGAACGGACGAGCAATAATGTCAAACTGTTTACGCAAGTAAGCTAATAAACGACCAACATTCACACGGTCTAATGCTGTGTCCATTGGATACAATGTTTTCTGACCCCAAATGTACAAACCTTGTCCTGGGAAGTTAACCAATGGGTTAATCTTGTCAATGTATAGTGTATCGCGTTGACCTTGATTCAATGCCATTGGCATGAATTCATTTTCGCTGTTAACTAAACCTAGATTGCTAATACCACTTAATGCACCGCGTGTTAAACCAGCTGGAGCAAACCATGGATAAGCAACTTGGTCGTTATATGCAATGCCGCGCAATACTGCATGACTTGCTGGAACTGCAACATCGTTGCCGTTTAAATCTGTTGACAAGCAACTTGGATAATAAATTGCGGCGCCACCACTGCGTGTTGTTAAGCCATCTGCGCTATTAGTACCAGCATTGGTACCTAATGCCCATGCATGAACATCGCTCATCTTGTTTGATAACTTCATTGGAGTATCTGCAATGATGAAGGCTGTTTCTTTGCGGTCTAAATTCAATGTAATCATTTCATCTAAACACTCAACATAACCTGGTGTTGCAATGATATTAAAGTCTAATGTTTCTGCACGAAGATCTGGATTATCTGTTAATGCTTCTTGTAGACGCTTAACAACTACACGGCGTTGTGCTTTTTCAAACATATATGGAGCACCGGCTTTAGGACCTGAATCATAATTGCCAGACTCTGTGTGCCAACGGCTCATATCGCCATCTTCGACCCATTTCTTAACATTACCAGAACTCAATGCGCTATTCCATAATAGCATACCATCTGGATAATAACGAGCATGTGGTGCTGTCTCTAACGGTGTTGCACCATTTTCTGTTCCTGTTGTATCGCCTAATGTTGTTGTTAAATCAACAAACAAGCAACCATTTTCAGTTGTTTGGTCTGCGTTATCACGAGCGGTCCAATCAGAACCGTCCCATACTTTTAATAGTGGATAGTGTGCCATGTCATTCGTATCAACCCAA